GTTTTTTTTGAATTATTTATGTTGGTTAAACTCTGGGATACATCCGCGAACCCCGCCTCAATTCTATCTTCCAGATCATTCATGTTTGCAGCATTAAAAGCATCACCCTCCTGCGAGATTGTTCCTTCATCCCTTGCAACTGTCACAAGATTTGTACTGCCATCTTCCATCGTAATCAGTCTGCGGTTAATATACTCTGCAATTCGATTTTTCCATGTTTTCTTTGTAAATCCCATAATATGTCCTCTCTTCCTATAATAATAGTCCGGTATCATCTCCTGCATATACCTCTGATCCACAGTAATAATTGAAGTTGTTAAGTAAAATGCCATACACATCATCTAATATTTTCTCTATATCATTCATCTTCTGGTATGTATTGACTGGCATACTCGGTGTCTGCGGCGTGTCTCCATGAATCATGTACGCATTTCTGATAACCTCTGTGTTATTTATGACTGACATTAAAAATGTCTCATTTGGATGTTCTGGAACGTCTGCAACCGTAAGATTAAGTTCCAGAACATCTGATAATAACTTTGTGTTATTCTGGATTCTCTGCATATCTGATCGATTCAGTGCGCCTTTCATCCCGGCAAGCCATTCTGTTTTTTCGTCTACATTGAAATTATCCCATCCTTTCTGTAACAACTCCAACATGCGATCCACATCACTCTGTGACCGGTCCGTCACTGTCTGCATCCACACCAGCATAAGCAACCACCTCACTTTTCAGACGCTCATTTTCTTCTTTTAAAGCTTTGTTTTCCTTTGTGAGCTTCAGATTTTCTTTTCTAAGCTCGTCATAATAAGGATTAATTGGATTGTAATTCATCAGATCAGCACATCTCCTCCCGTATATAATTCAGTTCCGGCAAACACATCCTCGGTAACGACAATTGAGTATCCCCTGCATGTTGCAGTTGCGATAAATCCACCTGTCAAATCAAGCGTCTGGCTCTCAATCAATGTTGTCGATGTCTTTCCACCAATCGAATTTATATTTGCCCAATTTCCTACCTGCTCTAAGTCAACCAGGTACTTCATTCCAACCTTTTTTCTCAAGGCATGATAACCTAAAAGATAAGCGGCGATGTCGGGTAATATATCAGCATTATAAATAGTACATCCACTGTATTTCTTTATATTTTCTGTTTCCCCGGCTTCGATTTTATCCACACGTTTCTCATAAGAAAAAGTCGTGTTTGCATATTTAATACCTGTAATATGGCACTGTCCGGCATCCGGCATATTAATGATGAGATAATTTGTTTTTACTTCTTTCAGCGTGCCGGCACTTGCCGTGATGGACGATGGAAGATATGGACTTGAGAATGTGATCTTGGTATCTCCTGCCGGCAATGTTTTCTTATAAATATCAGATGTTTTTTCTTCCAATGCATAGTTTTTCATCTCAATATTCACACCAGAGATATATTTTTCAAGAGATACTTTCGTATTTCCATTAAATTTGCGATCCGTCCCGACAGTGGATTTCACATATCTGTCTGGCTTATAAACCTTGATGGTATCGCTCCGGCTGTCATCTGCAACCGCACCACACGCAAAGCATACCTGTTGCAATGCCTTACGGCACGTCTGGATGGCTAAATAGCCACTTAAAAGTATGTTGCCGACTTCTTCGTCAATTACATATTTTTTTATTCCTGATGTTACAAATATCGCATTCAGTATCACTTCTGCACGGACATTGTTATATACCTGTCCGTCATAAAATGTATACTTATCTAATAACCCAACTACATCAATCAACTTAAATTTTGCAATATTCTTTGAAAAAGAAAAATCGTCGATAAAGAATGCTCCCATAGGAATCATGTTTCCGTTATTAAACTCTGACAATGTGACTTCCTGCGTTTTCTGCACACTCTTCCATGCTCCGTTTTCGTTTTCTGTGTCAAAGTCATTATTCATATCAACAATTGAAATATCCGCTTCGTTGATAGACAAGGTTGCAGAGGTCACATCAATGTCTTCCTGCACCTTGGCTGTCTGGATCATATCCTTATCCCATACGATATATTTTCCGTATAAAATGTACTGAAGCTTAATATATCTCTGTGGAAAGCTTGTTCTTACAAATTCAATCTCGATTTTTCCGTAATTCTGCACCTGATTATTGCAAACATAAATAAGGCTGTCCGGGTAAAATGTTTCTGTGATTAATTTTGTACCGGCGATTGTATACCATGTGATTTTCAACTCTGCTGGTGGCTCATCTTCAAAATAAAGTGTGATCGCTGCGGACGTGTGCTGCTCTTGGAACGTGACTGTAATCTTAGGATCTGTTTCAAAAGTACAATCTTCCTTCGATAACGCATCATTCCAAAATGCAATGTCTTTCGGATTTTCCGTCAATACGCTTTTACTTCCATCTAGCACAAATTGGTTCAGTTCAAAAGTCCCATAACTTTTCTGTTCCGTCTGCTCTGCAAATAACTCTATTGAACCTATGCCCTGGTTATCATCTGTCGTAACCGTGGCATCTGATAATGCGGTAACATCTATAAATTTCATTTCTGCCCTGCAATATGTTCTCATAAATGCCCCCTTACGGTGTCTTAAATGGTTTTTTACTCGTCATTTTCCAAGACAAGCCTTTATATTTCGCTCCGTTGTCAAATACCTTTTCTACTTCATCTTTAATTGATGAAAAATACCCATAGAAATCAAACTGCTTGCTTGCATCCGGTAAAGATACATGATGGAATCTGTTTTCACAATCTGTTATATGATCCATCAGTTTATCATAAAGTCCCGAATCGTCTATTGTGCCAATTGAAATTGTATAGTTCTTATAGATTCCTATACTCTCAATATGAATATCTCCGTCCTCTGTTCTTTCTGCATACTTTTCCAAGAAATCCAAAGTCCTTTGAATAGACACCATAGGGATATTATATGTAATTCCATCAATGATAAGTCCTTGTGTATACTTATGTACCATCTTATCCCTCCGCTATCCCAAGTCTTATTTCTTCATCCTGTAAATACGGCAGATTGATTCTTGCGAACTCTTTACCATCAACCGCAAGTACTACTGTCTTTGCACCGCTGTAGTCCGGCATTTTGCTTGCAAGCTTCGATGCAAGGTCATCCATCCAGCCGGTATTATTTTCAAGCGGCAGGACAGCTTCTTTTCCGGCTTCGCCGATTTCTGCAAGTGTCATTCCGGTTGTTACGCCACCGTTGGCAAGACGAGGCAGATTTACAGTAGGAATTGTCGGAATACTTGGATGCCATGATCCGCCACCCAAAAAATCAGGTAAATCAAATCCAATGCTGTTAAAGCCAGAAATTAATGAATTGATACCATTAATAACACGGTTTACCATATTTTCAAACACCTGGATAACACTGTTCACAAAATCTTTTACCGATTTTTCTGCTTGGCGTAATGCTTTATCTGTGTCTTTCGTAAGTAATGCATGAATTGCGGCGAATACAAGTTTTACCCCTGCCAGCAAAAAATTGATCAGATCTAAAATAAAATCGACGCTGTCTTTTATATTCTGGCTCAGGTTTTCAATGATCGGCAAAATTACCGGAAGCACATTTTCAATAATCCATGCAATAATCGGCTGTAAAATATTTGTCCATAAATCGTTCAGTATGTCTATTACGATTCCCATTATTTCGAAAATATTATCAAACACAGGCTTTAAATGATTTTCATAGGTATCCTCAAACATTAACGCCAGATTCTGTAAAATAGGCTGCACATAAGTGTTCCAGAATTCAAGAAATTTTGCTATCAATTCCGATATTCCATTTTTTACATTTTCGATAAACGGATGAATATGTTCATCGTACAATTCTGTGATTTTTTCGGTCACATGCTGTACACCATCCGATATAGTTGATGTCAAATCAGCAATCACACCAAGAAGTCCATCTAACGCAGTTTTTAGAGCGTCCTGATTTTCAACAAACGGTGTCACGATGTAGTCGATAATATCTCTCGCAAATTTCGCAGCATTATCTGTGATCATCATGAACGCATCCGCAAAAATCTGAATCAGGTTTGCTGTGATCTGCTGTCCGTTTTCATCCCCGAATACAGAAAATACATTTGCGAATGCATCTGCTCCCTGTGATGCCAGCACTGAAATATCAGATGCTATATCAAACATGTCGATAATATAATTTTTTATATTTTCAGAATTACTTTCAAGATAAATAGATATCCCACCAAGAAGATTTTCTGCTATGGTAGCACCTATGCTCACTACAGATGCCGAAATGCTTCCAAATGACCTTGAAAAAGTCATAGCAAAATTATCAACAGATGCAGAAACTTCACTATCTGAAAAAATATTTAAAAATGAATTCTTTATGCTTTCTATACTGGATTTAATATTATCAAATTGTAAAGAAACATCTAAATTGCTCCAGGTTTCATCCCATCCATTTTTTATAGAATTTTTTAATTTTTTTAAATAATCTATAAATGGCTGGATTTTATCTGATAATTCTTTTCCAGTAGGAACTTCTTCATATAAATCAGATCCGCCACTACCAGTACCACCACTACCGCTCCCAGAATCATTTTTCTGCAATACATTCAAGTCATCAAAAGCCGCCAATGCTCCAGCCGCTTTTTTGGCAGAACCGGCTGTTTTATCAAGAGATGCCGCATAGTCTACCTGCTGCTTCTTTGCCTTTGTCCAAGTGCTTTTTCCGCTTATAGCCGCAATAAATCTATTCATAGCATTAATGGCATTTGTAAGCCATGTGCATAAGGTTACGATTGCTGGTGTCAATGCAGATATGATAGGCGCTGTCAATGCTCCAATAGAATTTTTCAATGTAGCCGAAGCACTTGCCATTTCAGACATTTTTCCATTAAATTCAGAAGAATACTTTGCCATGTTCTGTATACCTTCTGTAAATGCCTTGGATATGGTCTGAGATACTTTCATAACCGCACCGAATATTGCAAAACTAACTACTGTCTGCTTTATTCGTTTCGCCATGTCAGATATTAAGCCAGAGGATTTTTTTGCTGATTTTCCTACTTTTTCAATGTCTTTCGCACCAGCACCAATAGTTTTCTCATTAGCAGCTGTTTCTCTCATCTTCTGATTAAGAATTTCCTGTTTGTTCTGTACATCAAGAAGCTTTTCAGATACTTTGCTATATTCCTCTGTAGTTGTAGGATCTATAAAAGCAGTTCCAGAAGATTCCATTGCAGCAAGCTCGCCTTTTGCATATTTAATTGAGTTTGTTAATTCCTCAACGTCGTATTGCATTCTTTTAAAGGTTGTGCTTTTACTGCTTCCACCTGTTTCTAAGAATTTATCCATTCTGGCAAGAAGTTTATCAAGAGAAGCAGTATCTTTTTCTATCTGCATCTGCACAGCCTTATATTCCTCTGTTGGAATCTTCTGACTTGCCAGATCTTTCAGTGTCTTGGAAAACTTATCAGATTCTCTTGCAAGCTTCTGAAACTGTGATTCCATCTGCATGAGCTTACTTGATGCTTCTCCATTTTCAATCAACGTTTTTATTCTGATTTCGCCATCATATTCAGCCATGCTAAAACCCTCATTTCTTAAACTGTTTCAATGCTTCCTGTTCTGTTTCTTTCTGCTTTCTTATTTCTTCCATCATACGATCGTAATCGTCTATCTTTTCTTTTTCTTCGCTGGTATACTCTTTTTCTGGCTGTTCCAAAGCATATCTATTCTGTGCGTTTCTGATTGTATCTTTTTCCTTGGAACTCATGTTCTTTTCAATCTTCTTCTGTCGGATCTCAATTACCTCCATGAGAGAAGATAATCTTCTTGGCATATTCCAGATCAAGCCATTAAATTTCCACCAGTGCATATCTGCTACGGACAAATCAATACCGTATATCTGCAAAAAATCTGCATATATTCTCCATTGATCTACATCATAGTCAATAAAACGCTTTGTATTTTTGCTACTGCCGGTATTGTCGTGATACCATCCGTTTAAATACCAAGAAATACATTCATTTAACTCATGGTGCTGTGGATGGTCTCTAAGTTCTCCGTATTCATCAGAGAACATAAGATAAAGAATAGAAGTTGTTTTCTCGTACTCATTCATTTCTTTGTCATATTGCAAAATATAAATCTGCATACCTATGCGGAAATCGGTATTTACTTTGTATCCGTTCCATTCAGTAGGCAAATTGTCCAGCATGACATTGTTCATTATTTTGCCCCACATCTTCTTACATTGTATCTGTTCTGAATCTGTTCAAAACGTTTATTGAAAAGCTTATTCATAACAGGGATAACCTGCTCTACAAACTCCACGATTGCAAGTTCATCCGGGACAATATCTCCGTAAATCTGTTTCATGGCATCTTCGCCAAACAACCCATCTATACTTTCCGTAATCTGCTTAAGATATTTTACACGAATGCTGTTCAGTTCTAATGCTGCATCCACATTAATATCATCCACATTCATATCGTCTTTGTGGTTATTTCTCCATTCGGCGGCTTCTTTTTCACAGTTTTGAGATATATTATTTAATTTATCAATTACACCTGCAAACTTCTTAGCTGTGTCTGCATTCGCTGTATCTACTGTTATAACTGTAATAAGATCTCCGTCTTCGTCTTTTATTGCAATTTTTTTTATGCCACTGCTTAATTTAATTTCTTCCATTTTTAACATCCTTTCCTAATGTGGGACACCAAGGAAAGGTAGGCATCCCACATATGCTAATTTTTAATTAACACCTATGCAATTGGGTAATCTTCATCCAAAGCCAAAGCACTTACTTTAGATGCCCATGTGAACGATCCATCACCAGCAATAGTGATTGTTCCCTGTTCTACATCTCCATTTCCATTAATCTGGATTGTAGACTTTAAAATATCACCACCTGATCCACCAGTGCTTGATGCACATACAGTTACCGGGATACGAATACAATCTCCCGATCCGCTTGTAATATCAGCTTTAAAGAAGCGATAATAATATGTCTCACACTGATCTCCTGTTGGAAGCTTTTTGAAAATGTCGTTAAACACTGTCTGCATTTCATCTGACAAATGTTCTCTTTCCGGGGACATTGAAAATGCATACCCTTTTACAGAGTTGCTTGCATTTTTCATGTTTACGTACTGTGTGCTTTTTGTGTTAGGTCCCCAGTCTTCTGTAAGCTCTGTGAAACCGTCACCCATTTCAGCAAGCTTTTCAGTCGATCCACCCATAAGGCTTCCAATATCCAAAAGTGAGACCATGTTAGTTCTGTCTTTTGCCATGAGTATTCCTCCTATTTTTTATAAAAATATTTAAGCTGCATATTAATTGCTAATTCTGTTGTTTTCCCATCTGCTGTACCGCAAAATACATCCGATGTGCGGTTGATTTGTTCTGCATCAAAATTTTTATCCTTTAATGTAAATTCTCCACTTTCAAGGAACTTTGCAATATTTTCAAGCAGATTGCTTGCTGCAATATTATCCTTGTTTGTTGTTGGATTGCTTTTGTATACGATCTGGAACGTCATTTGTCCGACATAAGAACCGCTGACATATTTTTTCAAATAAACCGGATCCTGCGCCGGAAAAACTCCAATAGACTGAGTATCTTTTATGCTGTTCCATAAGATTGTTGAATTTGATGGTTTGAAACCGGGCGGAAAATCTGGATAACTATTTATCATATCAAGAATAGCTCTTTGCGCCGTTTCTGCATCTGATACAAGCATAATTTTTGGCTTTTCATCCAAATCATTTACCTCCAATCTCAAACCTTGGTATAAGGCTGTAAACACCGATAGTATTCACTTTGTAGCAATTCCCCTTTTCATTTACCATGTACTGGAAGAATTTACCCGGATAATCGTCTGAATTAATTAATCCAACCGGCAATTCCCTATCAATGAGAAGTTCATCTTTTTTTGCAATCACTACGAAGTCAAAATCATTACTTCTTAAAGTGAAATGCTTTAGCTTTTCTTCTTCGCTCATGTTCTCCCAGTCTGGCGGATTAGCATAATTCAATGTGCCATCATTCGGGATTTTTACAAGAAAACTATCTGCATCTTTCATTCCGGATTTGTTTATGTTCTCTGCCTGTGTAAGCTCGATTCTTACATTTTCAAATAGAGTACCGAAATAATATTCAGTTTCTAAAGTATCGTTGTAATGCCTGTTATATAAAACCACGGCATCTTTATATCCGATTCCCATAAGCTAAACTCCCATGTACAAAAGGTTTTCATGCTTTGAATCAACCATTCCGGTTAGGTAATTTGATGCAATATCGTAGCACTTACGATTAAGTGCCATTTCTGATTTTGCAAGCTCTACAAATGTCGAAGAAGATGCTCCAGCATCATAAGATACTGATTCGCTTCCAGAAGTCATGCTTTTAATCATTTTCCCTTTTACAGTTCCGTCCGTATTTGCAATAACACCAAAGTTATTAACTGCCGCAGAGTACTCAGATAAATTCTTTAGCAATTCAGCTATTTCGCAGGTGCAATCTTTGATATTATCCCACCATGCATCTTCTGATTCTGGCTGAGAATAAAACAAAATCCTGTTTGATGTGATCGCATTGATTCTTCTTTCTGCTTTTCTTTCATATGGAGCAAAGTCTTCTTTGCTTTCGAACAAACTTCCACCATATTTAGTTTGGTAATATTCAAAATCTACATATGACATTGCTCCACACTCCTTATTGCTGTGATAAGATTTCGCTGATAATATCAGCTTTCTTTGTTGCGGTCAGTGAATACCCTTTACTCTCTGCCAGTGCCTTAATTTCTGCAACTGTAAGAGAGTTTAAGTATTCTTCCGTGAGTTCCCCACTAGCATTTACCGCCTGTGTAGTGGGATCTATTCCCCCGGTGTAATTGAAACATTAGCTACTGCGTCAATGTACTCTGCAAAAAGTACAAATCCTAACAGTGCATAATTTACGCTGGTTGCGCGATCGTAATCGCCTTTTACCTTAAATCCGATAAGGTTTGTCTCTCCACTAACTGTGTAAGAAAGACCGGCTTTCTCAAAATCTCCGTCAGATGGATCTACGTAATAAGCAACAATGTTGTTTACAGGTGTTGCCAGAATTTTTCCTGTTGGGATTTCGTTGTCAGAGCAAAGGAACATAATGTCTGCTCCGAGGAATCCCTTAATATAGGTAAGTCCAAAGGCTGTCTGCAAAGTAATGTTTGAATCTCCAAGATAATCATAGAAATCCATCATATTTGCAAACACTGCAACTCCTGTAGCAGTTTTGTGCATTGTCTTGAACTTATTCTTGACAGATCCAATAGCTTTAGCTACAGCCATCTGGAATGTTTTTGCAGTGTTTGTAAGTGTACCAGTTTTCAGATAGTTGTAGAATTTTGTTGTAATTCCATCCTGCAGGTCTGTCTTGAACTCTTCATCTGTCATTCCACAAGCTGCTTCATATCCATGATCCTTGATAGCTTCGATAGAAACTTCTTTTGCATATTTTTCAAGAGTAATCTCTGCATAAGGTTTTTCTTTTACATCGTAATGTGTTCTTGGAATCACATCGCCTTCTGCTACAGTCCCACTCTCTAACGTTCCTTCTGCATATTTGCTTTTAAGAACAGTTCCCGGATTTTTTTTAATTGCTCTTGAAATTCCAAGAATTTCTCTTAAAGCTTCCCAGTTTCTTTCAAAAGATGTAACAAAATCAATTTCCCTTGCCGTTACATCAATGTCTCCTGTTGCAATCAGTCCTGCGTTTGCTGCAAAAAACTGCAAATTTGTGTTCATCGTTAATCTGTTTTTGTTCATATAAAACTCCTTTACTGTTGGAATAAAGAAATGTTTTCGGCAATTGCTTTCTGACGTTCTGATCTATCTTTGATAGATAAAATGCTCTCTCTTGTTGTAGGCTTATCACCACCGGAATTGTTTTCATTCGGTTTTGTAAAATACGCCTTTGGATTCGGCTGATTCTGCTTATTTACAAATGCATTTGCATCTGTCTTTTTAGCTTCCTCAATAAGATCACTGAACCCTATCAGTTTTCCATTTCTTACGCTTACGCCTTTGGAAATATCTTCCATAATGGCTTTCTTTGCAGATTCAGAAGTAAACTCGATTTCCGCAAATGCTTCTTTCAAAAGTTCATTCTTCTCATGCTCTGCGATTTTGGCTTCGTAATCTTTTTTGGAATCCTCTGCCTGTCTCTTCCAGTCATCACGCTCTTTTAAAATGTCTTCCGGGCTTTTTCCATCCAACCCTTCAAGCATTTTCTCTGCTGATTCTGCACGGGTTTTCCACTGTTCGGATTCTGATGAAGCTTTTTTAACTTTGTCTTCCATTTCTTCTTTGGAATACAGCTCTTCACCCATACTCTTTTTAAGAGATTCTTTCTGTTCGTCTGAAACTTCAATTCCGAGTTTCTTTAATTCGTTTGCTACGTTTACCATGTTTCTACCTCTTTCTTTCCAAGTTGTTACTCCGGTCAGTCCGGCACGAATGAGTTGCTATTTACTCCATAGCTGGCAATTGGGAATGAAGGAATCGAACCCTCAACAAACCGGATATAAGCCGTGTCTTCTTCCACTGAATTAATTCCCAAAAATAAAAAAGCACGCCCAAAATAGGACGTGCCATGCATCATCCCATAATTATTCTAGGTTAGCGAACAGAATCCATTTTTCTGTCCGGTACTTTTAATATTCTTTTCAATATATATTTTAACCTATTTTAAACAACTTTTTGTACCATTTTAAAAAGGGCAGATCGCTCCGCCCCTTTTTGCTATTTCCCACCGAAATACCTTCTAAGTACTTCTTTTTCTTCTTCCACAATGCAATCCTTTTTTAATCTGTTGCACTGGTCGTATATATACTTTCCGTACTCTTCCAATTTGGCTATCATTGCATTTTTATTTTCCAATGTAGGATTTTTAATGTATTCTTTTTTAAGCCCTATATAGTCCTCATACTGCTTTATAACATCCATTTTCAATTACCCCATTCAAAATATCATCTGCTATGCCAACGACTTCTTTTCCATAAAGAGACAGAAAATCCGCTACGATTTCCTCTACATTTATTGGAATGTGGCAGTCATATGAAAATGAAGCGCAGTGTACCAACTCATGAGATAGAACTTTCTCTAACAGGCTTCCGCTTAATGCATTTGACAAATAAACCGTTCGTTTGCTCCAATCTGTAACACCAAGTGTAATTGTTCCGTCTGAACGCATCAAGCATTCACTATTAGGATTTACATATAAAATATTCCATTCAACATCATTGATTTTAAACACTGCGCTCACCTCTTAGATTTTCTGTAACATCATCTGTAATTCATTTCTCCACATCTGCTTTTCTTCCGGAGCTGCATCTGATGTCATTTCAGTAATATCCATCTGCATATCTCGCAAATAATCTTTTCTTGCTTTTGCACGCTCTTTTTTATCTTCCTCTGAATTTCCATGATGGTTTTCTCTGGTCTCCATATAAGTACGTCTGGAAATACCGGCTTTTCCCTCTCTGGAATCCCTCTGATATGATCTATCTCCCATCATTCCGGTATCTGTATACATCCTTTTCAGGTCTTTCTTATCCATGTCTCTCATGTGCTCTGTATCTTCGTAATCATCCGGGTACATGTGATAATATGGTGGCTCATCATATCCTCTTCGTTTTCCTTTGCCCTTAGGTGCAAATCTTCCATCAGCATAACGATAACGGTCGTAATATCTTTTATCATCCCCATACTCTAAAAGCTTCTCCATGATATCTGCTTCGTCCGCTTCGTTCATTGCCTTAGTAATTGTGGCATAATACTCTGCTTCTGACAGATCCTTTATCATGTCGATCACTTCTCCCATTTCTTCTGTGTTGACATTCTCAATCCCTTTTTCAATCTCACATAAGGATTTTTCAGCAAGGCATTCAAGCATTTTATGGATTCTTTCAATATGCATATACTAAGCCTCCCTTACTACAATCAAATTACTGTTCTGTACCTCGATAGCCTGTCCAGATGTATTCTGAACTGCTATTGTGCTGCAGCATCCACAAAGAACATCTACATAAGCCTGTGCAGATACATTGAATAAGTTTTCTACTGCCGCAGGTGTCACGATCATTCTTGTAGACTGTAAAGGCTCTCCGTCAATTGCAATTGCAAGAGAAATAGCTTCCACCGTTCCACCGGTTGGGATCTGGATATTTCCGCTGTAAGATACAAGGAATCTTGCTTTGCACTGGTTTGTGATTCCTCTTAATTTAACTACTCCGCTTCCCTGTCTGTGAACGATACATTTTGTTCCGCAAACCGGTGTCTCAGTAAATGCGACATCTTCTCCTTGCAGGACAGTCTGTAAAGCATTGGCTGTAAATTCTGACATGATATTTTCCTCTCTTTCAAAAATATAAGGGCAAACATTGAAGTCTGCCCTTTGTGTTTAAGTAATACTGCTATGCAGACATAATCTTGTCGATTAAGATACTTTAATTATTCAGTTGTCTAACATCCGCATCCATTATTGCAACCACATCCATACGGAATGTATGTGTTCGGGTTTGGCACCTGGTATGCTGGGATTGGTGATGGATTAACAGCGTTGATAATATGATTTGTCTGTGCTGTCATAGCGGTAGTCAGAAGTGCGTTCTGTCTATCCTGTGACGCTGCAAGTCTCAAATCATTATTTTCTGCCTGCAACGTTGCAATCTTATCCTGGCATAAGTAGTCAAGGATTGCTCTTGTACCGGCATTCTGGCTGTCGATAATATCTCTCGTGTTGTTGTTCATGGTGTTCTGTAATGCGCAAGTGTTCTGCGCCATGTTGAAGTTTACACCCTGGATAGCTTCACGAGTTTCGCAGCAACAATTTGCAAGCTGAGACTGAATAGCATTTGCATTCTGCATTCCTGCTACTGTGTCCGCATTAATTGCCTGCTGAATGCTGTTAAATCCTGTCAGCATTCCGTTGTTTACTGCATAAAAGCCATCACAAAGACCATTTGTAATGCCATCAAGCTTACTTATGACTGCTGAATTGTCAAATCCTCTCTGGATATCAGCCTGTGTAGCCGCAGTTGCGGTATAACCGCCACCACCATTACCACCGAATCCATAACCGCCCCATCCACCGAATAAGGCAAAAAGGATAATGAGAACCCACCAACCACCATCGCCCCATGCACCATCATTACGGTTTCCACCAGTAACGGCGGCAATGTCCGCTAAACTTGGAGATGAATTAAACATATGTGTTCCTCCTAATAAAATTTATTTATACATAATCTTGCAAGAATAGTATCAATGTTTAAACTGGCTCATGATTTCTTCCGGGTTAAGACCTTTTTCTTTGCACAAATTTCTGGCAAGCTGTTCCAGCCCTTTACTGTCTCCACGGTTCATCATGTCGAATGTATTTTTCATAATCGGATTATTTGAAAATTGAGAGTTGCTCATCATTTGACTTAATATCATCTTAGGGTTTCCACCGCACTGGATCATCTGCATTAAATTCATTCAGAATCGCTCTCTTTCTTTGCTCTGGTAGTCCTCTGGGACTGAGTTATTTTAGCTTCTATTTGGTCTAATCGCTCCATTATCGGGGCAAACAATGTTGCCGTGTCTTCTTTCGGTAATTTGTTCTGTTTTCCGTCTAGCTGCGGTTTATATGTCACTGTCTGAATAAGCCCATTAGCACTCCACGATTTTATATAAACTTCTGATCCATCTGCTTTCGGGAAAATGGCAAATGGTGCATTCATAGGAACGTCATTCGCTGTGACTTCCTCAACAGAATTAACCATTCTTCCACAAAGTCCAGCTTGTTGCGGAATGATCTGTTGTGGGAATTGCTGTTGAATCTGCTGTGGCTGTTGATATTGAGGATAAGAATACTGGTTATATCTCTGATACTCGTACATAATAAACCTCTCTTTCTATCTTCATTTTATTATTAACAACACAATTGAACCACCCCAGCAAAACCTCATTAAAAGGACACAAAAAAGACACCCTTAACGGATGCCTTTAATGAGGAGAAAGTTATGTGAAATGTTGTCCAGTTACCTTAAGAATTTTATGTTGCATTTTGACGTTAATACGTCCGGCTGTCTTAGTCGAAATATGCATAATTTCTGCACATTCTTCTAGCGACTTTTCTTTCTTCCGTAAATCAAAGAGCGTTTCTTCTGTCGGTGTGAAATCACACAATTCTTTTATATGCTCTTTTTCTTCTTTGGTAAAGCACGTAACAATGTTTTTCATTTGCTTTACCTCATTTGGGGGAGTTTCCGGCTATGACGGTGAGTTGTTATCTCGCTTGAGTTCCACTGCATTAATTAAAGAAAGGTGGATAACCAAGTATGTATGGTTAACACATTATTATAATAACATATTATTCCATTTTCGTTGTACCATTTTTTTCAATTTTATTTTTATAAGCCGTTGCTCGTCCATTTGCAATCGCAGACTGTTTTTTACTAAATCCAGAAACCTTCGTTCTATCGCCTTGCAATTGAAGATCGTTATTCTTACAGAATGATTGAAGCCTTTTATTCTGCATTCGCAGTTTATATGCCAGTTTATCATATTGAGGTTGCAAGATCTCTTTTACATCTGTTTCGGCAATCATATCAAGTTCCTGTTTCTTGGTCATAATTTCACGCTTTGTTTTGCGAATTTCTCTTTCAAGTAATCTCTGCTTCTGCTGCAAATCATAAAGTTTTTGGCTTTCATCTGCATTTATATTCACATTTCCGTTTTCATCAAGATACTTATTTACCATGTCTTTTCTCCACGGTCCATGTGAATGTCTGCAATTATATCCGTGAAGTCCTAAGAGATTTACAACAGTTCCCGTTCCGGTTTTAGGGTCTATTGTATAACCTGTACTTTCAAGAAGATTCGGAAATCCTGGTTCGCTCCCGATTATTTTATATGCCTTGCCTTGCCAGTGATTGTGAGATGGAATCCCTGTTGGATTCTTTTTATCATATCTGGCACCCGGATGTGCTGATACTAGAACATACTCTATTTTATTTTGTACAATATAAATGTTTGTCACTTGTGCCGCGGTCTGATTCATAGATGTGACGATGCAACACCTCACTGCCGCTTCAAGAGAACGCTTCGTTCCAGTAGGGTATTCTACCATAACACCAGATTCCGCATATCTATCCAGAACTTCGCAGACTGCACTGCTGTAAGACTGCATTCCAGATGCAACTCTATAATCAACCTCATTCAGCATGTTGAGCAAGTCTTTCTGTGTCTGGTTAATGGTTGTTTTTGTCAAATTATCAAGTTCACCGGATGTCTTTATTAATTCTGCATTCATTGCCAGAATTGCCATATTATTTTTTAGAGGAGATATAATATCTGATGCTGATATCTGCGTCAAGACTTCCTTATCATCTGAGAATGATGTCATAACACTATCCCTTAATAATCTGCGAACCTCATTTCTCGATTTTCCAGACATTTCAGATATTCTTTTTACAATCTCTGTGTTATGCAGTCCCATCTGTTGGAGTTTCCACAATTCTCGGTCGGCAGTTCCTGACAATTCACCGGATTTTATCAATCTTGTTGCAATGTCTGATATAATCCAATTTTCAAGATCTTGATACATTTCAACCAGTTTATCAGTTTTTCCGTAAAAATAATCCGGTCTAAGCATTATCCTTTTCCAACCTCTCTTTTAACAAGATCAATCCACTGCTTACCGTGATTTTCTTTTGCAGTTTCAAACCATTGTTTACCTGTTCCCGGTGTGTGATATTTTAATTCTGTTCCTGTCGGATACTTCTTTTCTCCACGATTCGCCCATGATCTTCCGTCTGCCGTCAAATAAAGTTCACCAACGTACTGATAATGCGCATATGGTGTATCGACTGTAATTAATCCGGGTTCTTTTATCTGCGTCTTGTTTCTCAAATCGCCCTGCTGCATAGGTGTGTATTTTCTCATGTCGTTTACAACCTGCTCATCAAGGACATTCTGCGCATTTCTTAAATTTTCATCTATTCGCTTAGTATCAAGCTTAATATTAAAGCTTCCAATGACTTTATTATATTTCATATTAACGCATCCATTTCTATCACTTTTCTAAATAAAACTTAATCGTCTCTATCGCAGTCTTTTTCTGCAACTTTACCTGAACCATCTCCGGCGGTTCAGGTTCCGGGATAATATATCCACCTTTTAAAATACCATTTTTAGAAAGCTTCGGTATTCTTTGAATTGTTTTACTCTTCTCCAAACAGACCACCACTGTTCCTTTCCGCATCTTCCTGCGCTCTCTCTGCAAACATGGCATCTACTTCATCATCATTAAATCCCTCATATTCTTTAAGGTATTTACGCTTAGAATAAATACCTTGAATCATTAAATTATATGCTCTTGATCTGTCCTGTTCGAAGCTTGCAAGCAAATCTTTAAAATAAAATATATCTTCGTCCGGTACATCATCATCCAGTGCATCCACATAACCGGCAGGGATTCCGTAAAGGTCGCAGAATACGTTGATTGCATAAATAAGATTTTTTAATGCAGTTTTTATGCTTTTCCGAATATCGTTAATCGTCTCTACCGTTTCATTGTCATCACTTTCAACTTGTGTTGCTGTCAATCTTCCAGATTTTCTATCGAGGATAAACTGCCCCTGTGAGAATCCGCATTTTGTCGAGATCATAGAAAGAACGCTGTTAATGTCTGTGATTCTGTCAGAAGTAAGCATGGTCGGGACGTGTTCATCAATCGTACTTTTTGAATCAAGCCCCAATTTCAATCCTTTAACGAACCTAGGAAGCTCCACTGTTGAGACACGAGTACCACCTTTTCCCTGTTTTGTCAGCGCGTTCTCATCAATGAAAGTAATGTGCTGAGAATCCTCAACCTCATTTCCTTTTTTACTCCAGGCTATATCGAGATCTCTAAGCTCCATAAGTGCATTTGAGAAAATCGATACACCTTCCGGAGATGAGTAGTCGATCGTGTTGTTGAATGGTGTTTTCAAATAGGCAAACAGCGGCTTTTCTATATTCGCAATATGAACGACTTCTTCAATAGAAGACCACTCTGGAACGTCATGCAGCTCTATCTTTTTTCCAAGTGAGTTACTGCTATTTGACTTAAACGCTCTGTTCTGGATCTCGTACACGTTCATCTCTTCGCCTTCTTTACTTTTTGAGGCCGTGAAATGATGGTATTCAAGCCGGTAGTAGTACACTTTATCTTTTAAAAGTCGATTAATAAAAATGCATCCTCTTATATCTCCGTTGCTGGTCTTTTCTGTGATTGCAAAGTCCCACGGCATAATATAATCTATCATGTTGTCTGGGTTCATTGAACCGTTTGGTTTTAAAATTATACCACCAACTCCGAGCATATCTTCGACTTTGTCTCTGATAGAAGTGTCAACCATTGCCCTGATGCACTTATTAATAAAATCAGCTCTCTCTGAACCTGTTACGCTCACTGATAAATCCATACATGCTTTCTTTGCTGTGTACTGGCAGAGGAATTTTGCGAAATTTATTGTCCTAATGTCATTTTTTTTCGGATCAACCCAGAAAGGACTCCCCTTAATGATGTCGTTCCATCTCTGCTGTGAGTTCTCGATCTCCGGAGAAGTAATAAACTCGACATTAAATTCTTTCTCAGCATCTGTTCTAAAAAACTTCATGATCGTCTCCCTTATTTTTTCAAAAAAATTCATTTTTTAATCCTCATAATCATCGCTATCTTCTTCCTCATCATCATAAAGACCGTCATTTCTTCGGCTGGTCATGATAATCCTGTTCAGTGCATAAATGTTTGCCATGATCGTATCTTCTTCTAAAGTCGGGTATGCATCCGAAAATGAACCATCTGGAAGCTGCTCATGCTCTGCTTTTACAAACTCTTTTTCTGTATTCGGGCAACGCTCCGGATCAATCACGATCTTATTACATCGCTGCAGCCACTCCCAGCAGTAATCCCTGCCTTTTCCGCTTCCCCATCTTTTCTTTGCCCCGATCGCATTAAAACCCCAGTCCTGCATCTCTGCTATTCCGTCCGGTCTGGCAGAATCGCATATAATCTCGACATTCATAAACTTCTTTATCTTTCTGGCAAAGGTAGAGTTTTTACATTTTTTTGAATAAACTTCGCCAAAAATATAAAGAGTGTCCGTCTCGTAATCATAGTAGTTTTGGCTGAAAACCTGTGGGTGGGTATATCCGAAGTCCAAGCCGTGGTTCACTGTATCAAATGTCATTAACTCTTCATCTGATATTTTACGGATTTCCAAATTGTCGAAGATGCCTCCACCTGTTCCAGTGACTTCCCCAAGATAGTTGTTTTTATAATATAATGGTTTGTGAATCCTGAACCACTCCGCACGCTCGAAGAATCGCTTCCCTAACCATTTTACCGGGACATTATAATAATAGCTGTGGCAGATCCGTGTCTGTGGTTTATTTTTACACTCTTCTGTGTACTCATTCATAAAGTTGTTTTTTGACTTCGGAGGATTGAAAATTTTTATGTCAAGCGCCGGGGTATCTGCTCGCAGAAATGTATCTTCAATGTTATCCATCTGCTCCACGCCTGCCATCTCGTCGCACTCCTCGTGAATTAAAAGCTTTACATATCCGAATGGCACGTTGAACGATTTCAAGCTGATTGGCTTATCTGCTCCGGCAAACATGACCATCTGTCCGGTTGGTTTATAAACTGCACACATTGGGGATTGTTTAAAATCCCAGTTATCCAGATCCTGATATCTTATTACTGTTTTCATAAACTGATTATACACCGAGCTTCTTAAGTCGACTTTAAATCTTCTGGTGTATACGACATGCGCCTGAGGATCCTGTCTGATCGTCTCATATGCAAGATTTCCCCAAAAATTGGACTTAATAGAACCACGACCGCCCTTAGAAATTATCTCATGCACATCTATCTCTCCGGCAAAGGCTTCATGTACAGTTCTGTAAATTTCAACAAAGTCGCTTGTTATATCTGTAATCGGGATCGTCCAGAGTGCTGCCTTCTCGCGTTTTTCCTTTTCCTCTCGCTCGATCTTCTGCTTTTCTGCTATGGTCAGTGCTTTTTCCAAACCATCCATAGCCTTAAGCTGATCCGAGAAATCCGGGGAGAATCCGAGACCGTCCACAACTTCGCCCTTTGCGATTTTACTTCTTCTCTCTTGGATTTCTGCTAGTGACATGATATCCCGGTGCTGTTCTTTCTCGATTTGCTCCATTTTTTCCGCTATATATTCTTTAATGACAGTTTTTGTCAGCAGTTTTTGAGCGCTTCGATTTGCTCCATTTTCGCTATATCCTGCGCTTATGTATGCCTGTGTGGCATTTCCGCCATTCTTTATATACTCGTCTGCAAATGCTTTCTGTTTCGGTGTGAGTTCTCCCTTCATCCGCTCACCGCCTTATAAATATCAATCAAGCAGAAAATAACATCTGTGATAGATGCCGTTTTGAGAATCTCATAATCTTCCGTTTTCCATTCTTGTCTATTTTTCTTAAAGGTGTACACTGGTGTGAGGATTCTGTAAATCGTAATCATGCGCTTCTGTTCTTCACTGTAGAATTGATTCTGATTTATTTTTATAATCAACCCACGCTGGACAATCGCAGTTTGAAGCTTTTTTACTTTTCCTTTTAAATTTGCCAAGTCGCACACCTCCCATCATTTTACTTATAATTTTATTATAAGATATTTTTTAACTGTTTTTGTTCCATTTTTAGGCATAAAAAAAGCGGCTATATTTCAAGCCGTTTTTTCTCGTTTCTTCGTTTTTCTCTTTCTCGTTTTCTTTTCAGCCTCTCCTCTTCTGACATTTTCTGTTTTCTCGGTTTTCTCTTTTTTCTCTCCGGAAATCCTTCTCGCGCCTTATTTTCTTCGCTCCATTCTAATAAACGCCATCCCTTATACTGAGCACTCCCACTTTTATGCTTTCCGAGCAAATATCTTTTAATGTCTCTTATTCCACTAGAAAAAAGATCCGGTTTAATTGGGCTTATGATATCCTCATTGTCAATTGCCCATTTTTTTAAATTGTTAATTCTGTAAACATCACCTCCTGGCGACTGGATCACCCAGCTTTTCGCATTTGCATTTGTGTCTTTTCTGCCTGTGTTCGGCGATTCTTCATATCCGGCATGTGCTTTTTTTAAAACTTCTTTATTCTGCTCGCTCATTCCGTAAAAATGCCGAAGCTTCGCGGAACACTCTCTACTGCATGTTCTTTCTGTTCCTGATGGCGCAGAGTAAAATTCTTTTCCGCAAATTACACATTTTCTCATGTTTCTTTGTGCTTCTGCTCGGCATTTTACCGAGCAGTATAATTTATTTCGTCCTTTTTCTTTTCCGCAAACCACGCATTTCCCTGGCATTTTTTAATCCTCTAAAAAATAAAGTATATCTTCTGTAACATCTTCGGTTTTATAAGACTTTGTGTAATCGATCATGTCGAGTTCCTGATCCGGCTGCACATTATAATAAACCTTATAAATTTTATCATCAGTCACCATGTACTGATAAAACTCATCTCCATCCCAGCACTCTGCATTTCCGATGATTCTGATTTTATCGTAATTTTCAACATCGCCGTTTTCAGATTCTACTGTTAATTTCTGTAATGGGAATTTTCTCAATTCTCCATAATTTTCCTCTAACCATTTGTTAAAAAGCTCTGTTCTACTCATTTTTTTATCTCCTTTTTTTAATTAATGCTCTAGGTTTTTACTGGTCAATTTCCGGTAAAAATTCTCCGGTGTGTAATTCTTCCGCAACGATCCTGTACGCTTTTCGGATTGTGCTGGCTCTATTTACCAGATACTCCCAACCCTGCACGTCTTTTTCTTTCCAGTCTCCCATGTACTCGGCTTTCACTTCGTCATCAAGATTAATAAAATCCATGATGTCTGTGTCATGTCTGTTTTCAATTTCTGCGATCATTTTCTGTAATTCCTGATAACATTTTTTTAATTCTTCCATCTTTTTATCCTCCTTATTTTACGATCTTAAATCCCATCATTTTATATGTGCTTACTTCTGATTTTTTAACAATGATCTTATGACCGTTTGCGATCATTTCAACACCGTTCTTTTTAAATTCTGCCATCTGCTCCGGTGCTGCTATCTCCGGCTTATCTGCCAAACAGGACTTTGGACACCAGAAAGTAAACTCTCCATTATCAGATTTAACTTTAATTTTTACCGCTTTCTCTGTCTCTCCAATCTGCTCTTTCTCTCCGTCTGCAAAAAGCTGTCTTTGTGAATCTGTTAAATTTTTCTGTAGAAACCAATCTTTAATGTAAAGCATCTTATTTTCCCTCCGGTGTATTATGTGTTTTCCTTGTTTCTGATATTATAATACACCTAAAACGGTGTACTGTCAATGCCTTTTTACATTATTTTTAAAGTATTTTATTTTTTCTCATTTTCTACATATTTAATAATGTTTCCCGGCTGCATATCCAGAAGTGTACAGATCTTCTCTAATGCGATGATCCCGACCATGTCGCCACGCCTTAGCGTCTGGATAGCGTTTTCTCCTAAAAGCTTTTCTTTTCTCAGCCGTGACGTGGTGTATCCGCTTTCTTTCAGCGTTTCTAATACATTTATTTTATAAGTAAGCATTTATTAATACCTCTCTTTCTTTATAAAGTAAGTATACATTATTTTATAATTTATTTCAATCGTATTTACACCAAAAATAATGCACAAATATCATGCCTTGATTGTACATTATTTTTGGTGCATTTGTATATCGAAATTACACCGTTTTTAATGTGCTATAATATTAACAGGGGGACAGAAAAAGAATTAACAGAGGTTTGCGGAACTTATGAAAGCGACTGCTCCAGATGTCCGAAGAAAACAGAATGCAATGAGTATAATTCGATATTTGCACAAAATAGCCGAAACGCTCCGCCCTGGAGAGTCCACCGTGGAACGGTCGCCCGGTGCTGACGATGGAAGACCAGAAAGGGAAAACATGAAAAATTTAATTGGAAACAACTTGAAACGGCTTTTTATTTTTATCTTGCGTATTTTGCCAATACAGACTTTTTTATGCGTGCGTGCTTATTTTATCCTATGCGTGAGGAAAACTTGTCTATGCGTGCCATGCGTGCGTTATGCGTGCATTTTAAATAATATGCGTGTGTCTATGCGTGAATCAAAGTATTATGCGTAGCTGTCCATTGCTTTCTTCTTCGTACAAGCTCCGGCTGTTGAGCATCCTTAATGCCATTTTCTTTTTTCTGTAAAAATGCGTGCGAGAAATCGGCATAATCCCATAGCGTGCTTCCATTTTGTCATATGAGATATTATTTAAAATTGATTCTGCTATTTTATCGCCCAGATAATTGTCTATGCGTGTGCATATCTCTATCGTTTCCTCTCTGCTCATTTTAAACATCTCCCCATGCGTGACAACTATGTTTCTTACACCATTATACCATATATCAGTTTATAAAAACACAATATATTATCGTATTCATGCAACATTATTGTATATTTTTACCGGCATATTTCAGCCGGCAAAAATATCAATATTCAGTTCTTCATGTCAAAAAAATCAAAAATGGCTCTTAATACTCGTCCAATTGTTAGTGGAATTATGGAAAGTATCCAGGCAATGATAATGAGTAGTAATATCGGCCAGAATGCTATCTGTGCCAATGTATCCGCATTTGGTGCAGTATCATCCTCTAAAAATCCAGCAAATACACATCAGATGAACGCATATATTATGATTCCTATAATAATCTTCATTTCGTCACACCTTCTTTCATCCGTTAAAGTTCAGTTTAATGCCCCACCGGAACATACTCTTTACACATTCCGTTTTCATCTTCGTTGTCATCAATGTTGCACCTTTGCAGTTTCCTACAGTTAAAACACTGATTACACCTCTCTGCTTCATGCGGATTAGCTTTCAAATATTCAAGCAATCCTTCTAGGTCTTTTTTATCAAGTCTCATGTCGCTGACCTCTTTTAAAATCTAATTTAACTGACCTTTTAATTCCCACTTTCAAATTCTTCAAGTGCTTTGTAATACTCGCTTCCCTTAATTTCTGCAAACCCATCACTCTCTGGCGTTATTCCATTCTTGTTAGTTTTAACGTTCAGATAGCATTTTCCGTCATGTTCAAATCTGCTAACTGAATAACCGCCGTAACGCAATTCCTTAAAATAATCTCCTTCTCTAACTGGATGATTATTAATTATGATTTTTCTCTCAACGCATAATTCTTGAAACTCTTTTAATGTCTTGCTGTTTGCTCTGAAACTACGCATCATCACATCTGAATCACAGAATATATTGACAGGTTTTAATAATTCCTTACCGAACTTTGCATTATTTTCTTCACAATCCTCAACGTAAAGACGGATATTGTGTTTTTCGAAATCTTCAAATGGTCTATTGCAAAATCCATTTCCGCCGATATGATATGCATGTCCTGCAATTCCTTTTTCGTCAAAAAATTCATTTATCAATTTTCGTCTTTCTTCGTCATGGACGTTGTAATCTTTAATTTCATTTAAAAAATCTTCATTCGTAACAATATAGAATTTTTCCATGTTTTTTCTCCTTTAAAACAAACTCATTTGTTGCTCGTCATAAATATATCTTTTTCTTTCTGGCATCTCTCGCTGGCAAAATATACGCTTAACTCTTTCTTTCTGTTTGAGATTTGCCATATAATAATTATCAACCTCCGGCGGAACTGACAAATAGTATTCTACCGGTAACTGCAACTGATTTTCGGTACAGATTTCCGCAATCAGACTTTGATAATAAATGATATGATTCCGTGTCAGATTCATGTTGCAGCCATCGGACCAGAACGGATCATTACATCCATTCTGGTTTATGTCCTTCCATTGCGCTATTTCTTCACGGATATGCTGGCAATATGATTTTACTATTTTCTCTGGCGTTTCTTCTTTCATGGCATCACCTCAGGAAAGTCCTCAAGACTCATCTGTCCTTTGCAATTTCCACCGATTGTGGATGGATCCCAGCCAACTCCAATGTAGTCTAAGACTTTTGCCCATCCATAATCGTTGCCTTTTGCATCCTTGCACATATGAAACATCAGATAATCCCACTCTTTCGGGTTGCTCTCATAGAGCAAATCAAATCGATGCGGTCGTTTCTCCATATGGATTCCAAAACCGCACATACTGCATCCGGTACGCTGTGCCTTGGTTGTGTATAGTGTCCCGTCCGGCTTTTTCTCAATCGTTCCGTAGATCTCCGGGATAATGCTGTCTGGCATTTCAAAACTTTGAGGTAATCTTCCTTCTTTCAAAAGTTTCTCATGATATTTTTCTTTCAGTCCGGCTTTCCACAGTTCGTCCATTTCCAGTGCAAGTTTTAAAATGTCCTGCCTATGGAAGATTGCAAATGGTGCTGATCTGATTTTGGATGCCCCAAAGTAATTGCATCCATTCATTCGCAGGCTCTTGGCACGTCTGCCGCCCTCGGATGCCATCAGTCCCAAATACGGGACACTGTTATGTTCCTTGCCCCAGTCTTCACAATTCTTTTCTTTGAGGTAATAACAGCATTTCGCTGATACCGAGAAATCCGGTTTCCCGAAGTCGCATCCTTCGGTTTCGTTTTCGTATCCACCGAACAGCTTTAACCACCGCTGATTAAGCTGCATCTTCGAATTCTTCTGCCATCCACCATATTCCCCGGTCTCTCCCGTTATAATCGCGTGTCTGACTGTCTTATTCTTCTCGGTTGGATTCTGCAGCAACTCGATTTTTCCTGCAATCTCCTTGGATATGACCGGAAAGCCAAACTCCCGTATAACCTTTGGCTTTGTCCATCGTGTACCATCATCCCGCATGAGCGGTGGCACATTGATAATTCCAAGAGCTTTATGTACTCTCTGTATACTCTTGTCTTCCAGTGTAGATGCACTGACTCCTGGTGCGTCAATTCCGCATACCTCATGTAAAAACAGGTATAAGATTATACTGTCAAGTCCACCGACAGAAACATGGTAGTTGAGCAATCTTCCATCACATTCACTTGCGAACTCTTCTGCTCTGATCTGTGCATATTTTCTTTTATATTCATATGGCTGCTTTTCTTTCTGCATAAAAGATGCTATCTTCTCATATGCTCCGATCCGCTCCATTCTTTCCTGTACTGATTCCATTATCTTTTGGAGTAAAGAGCTCTTTCACGCTGGCCAGCAAACCTCTCACTCCTTTCGATTTAGTTTAAAATTTCATCCAAGTAGGCATTCCAACCTACGCTCTTTGCATCTGTCCAAAAGTTACTTATGTAGTGATTTTTGTTATGATTAATTTCTCTTTTCTTCGGCAGTTCCTGGAGCGGACACCAATCTGGCTTTCCAACGTTATATGCATCTTCTTGTGTCACACCACATATTAAATTTAATATTGGATTATCTCTTTCGAAAAAGCTACAAGGACAATCAGCACAGCATTCCGGCATATTGTCCATTATCAATATTGCTTTAGGCATATTCACACTCCTTCCGGTTTCTCACACCGCTCAAACTCAATCACCCAAACCCACGGATTAGCATCCCAACCGTAGCGATTGAGGTTTGATTTCTTGATGGTGCTGTTCCAAAGAGTCGAAAACGCATATCTTTTTTCTTCTCCATTCAACACATGAGGATATTCAACCTCTACACCCTCTCTGTAAATCTGCTCCGATGTAATCTCCTGCAACCGCTCCACTCTCACATCCGTAACCTTAAGCCAGATACGTGCCGCTTCTTTCGGCATTTGAGTGGACGGGCGCCAAGGTTCTTCCGCATCTTCGGAATTTGCAACGCTTGCTTTGTATCCGTAAAATTCTGCCAAGCGGCATGATTCGCCTTTTCCTATGCGTTTGGTGTATTTATGCCACGTTTCTCGGACATACAGGATATCGCCCGGCTCGCAAGGCAACTTAAAAAATTTCTCTCCATACCCATCTGCAAATGTACCTCTACACGATATGTACCCTTTAGGTGTAAAAGCGGTATATCCCCATACTGCATCATCAGGAATAAAGCCTTTTACAATTCTTCTCGTTGCATCTTTTCTCCCGTCCAAAATCGCCCGAACCATTTCTGTGTTGAATAAAATCGGTTTAATTGCCATCTGCACCGCCACCCTTCACAATCTCGATTGCATGCTCATAACTTCTTGCTTTCTCTTTTCCCAAATTCCTGTTGTATGCATTCTCCCAAAACTTTCTCTCATTTTCCAACTGCTCTACAACCTTGTCCGGGTCGTAGGCAGTTGGCATATTGTTAATCACATCTTTTACTGCATCATAATCTTTCATGCTTTCAAGCCTTCCGCTCAGGTTGTCCAAAAACAGTCCAGCATCAATCAATCTTCCCATCGTTCGCCCTCCTGTTCCAATCTGTAATTGCTTTCGTTCGCTCGTCTTTCCCTGTTCTGATGCCTCCGTCCTGATCCATGTACATCTCACATTCATAGCTTTTTGGAAGTTCTGTTCCGCATTTCATACATTTGATTTTGAACATTACCCCAACATCCGAATGTAATGGCTTATTTCTAATGGTTAAGAACATTGCTTTTCCGCCACAGAACGGGCATGGCTTAAGGCTTTCACTCATTCTTCATCCTCCCATTTCAACTTTTGACCACAACTTGGGCAATAGGTTGAATTATCACTTTTAAAGCATCTCGGGCATGATGGACAAATCATTGCGTTTACTATAATTCTCGGTCGCTTCGCTGTCTGTTTCTCCATCGCCGCCCGACATTCTTCCACCGTGCCGATTGCGCGGTACTGCTTCAGTTCTTCCAACCATTCAGCAAGTTTCTCATGTTCTTTTGCACATATAGTATTGCCATATGTAATGGCTTCTTTATCAACCGATTCTGGAATATACGCATTATCTTCGATTAGTCTTACTGACATCTTTTGGCATTCAGCTACTTCTCTTGCGTGTGATATAGCTTCATCAATTGTCATAGTCACACCTCCAACAGCTCCGGGTTATCAATCATGTTGCCGATCACTTCAAAATTCTCTGAATCAAAATCATCCAGTTCCTCGTAGTAATCACAGCCCGGCTCATTCGTACACCATCCGTTTTCATGCCACACTACACACTTTCTCGTCTCATCTTCTGGAAACTCAACGTCGATATGCCCTGAAAGAATGTCATTCTCGAATATCAGCTTGCCGTTCTTATCCTTAAGTCCGGTGCACTGGCAGATTGTCTCTTCTTCAATAACTGTATTGGGTTGTACACCGCTAAATCCATCCCATTGCACCCACATATTATCTGTCAATGTTCTTTTACCTCTGTATAAATGTCTATCTTCCATGACTTTCTCCTTTCTTCGGATATACAAGATTTAAATCATATCCGCTTGCAATAAATTTCAACGTCAATTCGTGATTGACTGCGTTTCCGAGTTTATCGTAAATCCAGTACATATCCTCTTGCGTGAATTGTGTTCCGAGATATTCATTGTATCCAGAAAGAAGTGATTCCCTCCATTCTTTATTTCTCTTCTCTTGTCGATAAGGTTCTCCCTTTGCAATTGGTCTGGAACACCACTCTAAAAGTTTACAGATAATATCTTTCTGTGTATTACAGTTTTTTGCTGTAAAATACACATTCCCTTTGTCTGATAAAATAAGTTCTCCACATTGAGTAATATAACTATTCGGAAAGAATTTCATCAAATTGAAAATTTCATTAAACATGCTATTCCTCACTTTCTGCCCGAAGCCAATCCAAAACACATGATTTGCAAGCCTCTTCAGGATGAGAACATTCCTCTACGCCCATGTGTTCTATGCAACTTCCAAATAATACTTCTGCCAGTTCCTCATCCGTCATGCTTCTGATCCGGTCTGCATTGGTCTGTGGCTTCTTCTGGTCTCTAAGAAACGCACCAATTACAGGCATATCCCTGTCTGCAAAAGAGAGATGCTCACTACTTTTCGCAGAATAGATAACCAAAGGATTCTGTCTTCCAGCTTTACCGGCTCTTAATACCTCATAATGATTGTTTGAGAGCGGAAGTAATTGCCATCCGTCCTTAACCAGCCATTTTTTTAAATTTTCTAACTTACTGATATGTAACACATTTCTTTTTGCCATATTTCTACCTCACTAAATCCGTTATTTTAACAGATACCCCTTTATATTTACCGGTGCGACAATACTCTGCGGTATCAAAAAAACAAATGCATCCATCGTCTTTTTTTTCAAGTGCTATGCTCACACCATTTTTTATCAGTGTATTTTTTAACAACATCAGTACCGCTTCTATCTCCTGCTTGGTTTCATCTGTCATTTTAACTGTACCCTCTTCTTTCTTCCTTTCTTCTCAAACTTATCGCACATCCCTACCGGGCATCCACGCCTTAATCTGGTCTGTAAATAATATTCACACATGATTTCTGTCTGGTTGTGCTTGTACGCGTATTTACATTTCCGGCAGTATTTTACGCTTGTCTTTGTCATTTCTCCCATGTTAATAATCCTTATTTCACCGCTTTTCCTGTTACAATATCCCAATTTTCATCCTCAATAAACTGATTCCGAATAATCTCATCCGTCAGATAGTGTTCCTTACTCTTTGGCTGCTTGCGCCAATAGGAATCAATGTAATAGGCAACCCAATTCATAAATTCTTCGATTTTGGCATTCGAAAAGCGGTAAGAATCTTTTAATGTCGGAATAGTCAGATACATTGTAGCTGCCAGTGCGCTTTCGATATTCCAATCTGCACCAAGCACTGCCCGTCCATTTTTTATATCTGCCATATACAATTTTTTTGACATTGGGATTGATTTTACCCACTTGACCACATCAATTTTCTTTTTACGGCAATATGCCATCATGCTCTCGCTCGTTACCGCTTCGTCATCATCGTCCTGCCAAGATTTCCGACGCTCAACGGTTTTGCTATAAAAATTCGTGACCTGCTTAAACGTCATATCAAACTTGTCATACAAAATGGCTGTAAAAATATATCCCATGTGATTCGCGATATTATCTCCTAACTGGCATTTTGCTAATTCCTGCTTATAAACACTCGACGGAATTAACCTCTGTCTCTGCTGTACTTTATGCATTTGTTCACCTTCCTTGTATTTTTTATTTTATATTTCCACTCGCCATCATCTTTTCAATGATTTCCTCCTGCATCCGCTCTGCTATATGATCCCGGACTGATTCTTCTGGAAATGCGATCTGATATGTCCGCTCCTTGATCCGGTTCGTGATCCGGTCATCGTAGGATAGCTTGTCCAGCGGATCATTACTCGTGAAAATCGTTACCTTCTGGTTTATGTACCGCTCATTGATGATCTGATACATTTTGTCGTTGATCCATGCCGCCGGTGCTTCCACACCAAAATCATCAATGATCAAAATATCCGTTGTGGAAAGTGCATCTAAAAGCTGGCTTTCACTGCCTGCTGCATCCCTGCGCCATGTATTCTTAATTTCCTGCAGGATGGTCAGTGATACTGCAAATTTGACTGTGTATCTTTTCATCAGCTCATTTGCAATCCCGGCAGCAATCCTCGTCTTACCGCTTCCCTTTGTCCTCGACCAGATATACAGTCCCATGCCTCTTTCCTTCTGGCTCTCAAAATCATCCAGATAGGTTTTTATGATTTTGCAGGCATCTGACACCATCTTTTTACTTTCCTGCTTCCTGTACACATCCATTCGAAACGATCTTAGATCCATCCCACGGAATGCCTCCGGTATATCTGCGAATCGCAACCGCCTTGACATGACCGCTTTCTCATGGCATTTACACGGTACTGCTATTTCAACTCCGTCTTTTATTTTCAAGATCCACTCCCGACCTTCGCAAATTGGACACACATCAGAATCCCTGGAAGTCTCCGGTGTCTCCGCATTCCTGCATAAGTTCGTTGAGTGATTTTTCATGCGTTCCAGTATCTCTTCCAACTGATCCATCGTTCTCTCCTTTCAGGTACTGCATAAACAAGTTCTCTCGTAAAAAGTTCTCCGGCTTTTTAATATAACGCTCTGCTGTTTTCTCACGTCTACATATATCTGCATAATTCTGTGCGGCCAATACCAGATCATCTTCCGGTACACCAGCCAGTACCGCATTGCAGTATTCTGTTTCAACAAGACAGCCAGTGCACCGTTTCGGATAGGCCGCGGCAAACTCTCCAAATTTTTCCACGGGGGATATAGGGGGTGTATTTTGTTTATGTTTATGTCTTTGTTTATTAATAGGTTCACTTTGTGGTTCAAACTGTGGTGCAATTTGCAGTTCACTTTGCGGTTCAAACTGTGGTGCATTTTTACTGTAATTTTGAACCACAAGACTATTTATTTTATATTGTGCTGCAAGATTCCCACCGCGCGATTTCCATTCGATGAACCCATCTGTAGCAAGCTTGTTTCTCGCTCTCTTTAACGCTGATGCATTTAATCCAGACCGAAGTCCAAGGACTGACGAGGCTACCGTAAACGTATCTGGCCACCCTGCTTTATTCGCTATGGACATTAACGCATGCCATAAGGCGATTGCAGTGTTGGGCTGCGGGTTTAGTTCGAGCCTGTCGTAAAATGCTTTTATCTCAGCTATGTAATTCAAATCATCACCCCGTTTCCAATTCCGATATTGTCACTTCTGTACGAGGATGCCATTTATCTACATCCACATAACTCCCATCAGTGGAAACAATGATTTTACAGTTATCATCCTTAAGGATCTCGTAATGTACCAGAATGTCATGCAATGCCTCATGCAAATTTGTCAGATCAACTCTTCTTCCAGTTGGCATATAATACACAGCTTTTACATTCACAGGGCTTTCAATGGTCTTTATATCCGGCATATATGCCCTGCATTCCTTTTCATACTTCGTGTAGGCTTCGGATGGGATGATAAATGGTCTGCCGCTCCCGGTAAATACAATTCTCTGGCTATTCTTTTTTGTGATCGGTTTCAACGGTATTGTAAATTTATACTCCATCGACATCCTCCAGATTCAGTTGCGCATTACTGTCTTTGATTTCTTCTGCCAGTACATACGGTGGTTCATAGTTTCTTACGATCTCAATAGCGATATTTTTCTGATTTCTGTGGATGCAGTTATATTTGCTTACCTCGAACTGTCTTTTTAATTCCCGGTAAATATCTGAATACACCTTTCCACGGATGGAGCTGTCATGATATGCATTGCTGTTCTTACCGCCCAGGCAATCAATCACCCGCTTATTTACTTCCGCTTTCACATCATCTGCGTCCGATGGGAGCAACGGCAACGTTTCCTTGAAATCCTGCAAATCTCTGTTGATTGCATCCACTTTGCTGTCTACTTCTTTAAGAGCTGCAAACTCCATTTCCAAAAGCTGCATTGGAGACTTCGGTTTCTGAATAACATCTTCCATCTCATGAAAACGATTGATGTATTTTGCGGTAAACTCTGTACCTTTCACACCAGTCATTTTGTGAGCGATAAATTCACAGCCTTTCTTTGTGACCATATAACACGGTCTTTCCTGTCCTTTTTTATCCAGATATGTATTCTCTGTAAAAAATTCAACGTGGGAAATATTCCCCTCGTTAAATTGAGATGTATATCTTCTGATATCTTTCATTAAATCGTTATGTGGTTTTCCAACCATATCAGCAACTTCCAATGAGGTAATTGTTTTCTGTTCTAAATTCAAAACTTCTCCTTTCTCCCGGTACATGACAGCACCGGGAAATCATGGCTTTCAATAATCGTGATATATTATTTTCTGCATGAATAGGTTTCTTTCTGCCGTCCGGCAAGGTGTTTCAACCCTATAAATCTTTTACAACAATTCCATAGACCTTATACATCTCTCTGAACCGGATCACTCCAAGGCTGTGTGCCAGTGTGTGGTGTTCTCTGCACAAACAGATTTTTTTATAACTGGAATCATCTACTTTTGTCCTGTCATTACCCATTCCGATTGCATCCTCATGATGAATCTCTCCATCTTTTCCGCAGATTGCACATTTTTTGTGTAACATGCAGTAGTAAAGATATCTTCCTATGTCATCTGTACGTTCTATTGCATTGTCAGAAAGCGGTATTCCGTTCTCTAGAGCAAATTCCAGTATCGTGTTGATAAATTCCCTCGCTGTGTCCATAGAACAGTTGGAAAGACTGAAATACGCATCACCGGTACGCATCATGTGCTGATACTTCAATATCTCTTTCATTTCTTCTGGAAGATATCCTGTCCAATCTGAAATGTCTCTGATAGTTGCATATGCTTTTTTTCTCTGCTCTGCTGATATGTGCCTGCCATCATCAAACCTGATCTCGGCATTTCTAATTTTCTTTCTTTGGAACATGTCCCCAAGCTTCAGATCTGGAACAGATACAACCAAGTCTGTTCCGTCTTTCTGCTCTCGGTATTGGTTAATCTTTACAAGTGCGTGCATTAGTTATCAACATATTTCTTTTTCAGACTTCTAATTACATTCGTTGCATCATTTTTTGTTAATTTCTTTTCATCGAGATTATTTGATGAATACAGCTCCTTGACATCAACACCATGTTTTTTGCAGATTGCGAAAATACAATTTTTCTGTGCCTGTGATGCCAATTCATGTCCTTCTTTTTCTACTCTTTCATTGAAATCCTGCTCCTCTGTCTGTCTTTCCACCTGTTTTTTATATTCATCTGAATCTGCATCCTTTTCATCATCCAAAAGGAAAAGACCATTTAAGGAATATTTGCGTGCATAACTGGATGCTGTCCCGGTAATCTGTGAATCATCCATACCTTTTTTACTTCCTGCCTCTCTTGCGTAAGCAGTAACACTTATGGATTCTTCACTTTCACAGTCATGCAATGTTGCTGTTGCCTTTACGTAAATTCGATCTCCAATACACTCCATACAATCTGATAAAGTAAGAGATACTTTATTATCGTCGAGATAAGGTTTGACAGCATTTAAAATTCCTTCTGCATTACGATAATTGTAATTGCCAAAAGAGTTGTATAAATTTTTAGGAGCTTTCAAATTTACCTGTATAAACAACAGTTTCTCTTTTAAACTCATGACTTCTCCTCCACAATTCTGCTTGACCACATATCAGCAAAATGTAACAACAGATACAATGGCGTTTCTTTACCGGAAATATCATATTTAAACGATCCATACAATCCATTATGCCAAAGGATAGCCTGCTCTTCTTCCTCTGTAAGCTTGATGAATCTTTCAGCGATCGCAATACTTCTCACTTCATGCGGAATATACAGAAGTTCTTTATTTATCTCATATGGTTTTGCTTCTGACTGTACCAATGGATATTCTCCATTTTCATCCTTTTTCCGGCTCTTGATCATATTAGGTACATAGTTTGGTTTTCCATAATCTCCCATCTTTCCAAGATCATGCAGCAAAGCACAAATGATAATGGCATTCTGTGTTTCATCCGGTAAAACTTCCGATCCTTCCGCCAATAAAAATGACATATCCTGCATGATTCCGAGGACATTCCAACTATGTTCTGCTAAACCGCCCTCTTTTGCCAAATGGTTAGAACCCGAACACGGAGCCGCAAAAAATCCATCATTTTTCATGGCTGCAATTAAATCTTTCATTCCATCTCTTTCAGTGGACATAAGTTTTTCCACAATTAAATTTTCAAATTCTTCCATCTTTCTTTTATCCTCTCTTCCTCTGATTCAATATCTGCCAGCTCTTCACGTCTGGCTTGTTTCTCATATAATCTGTGGCGGCGTTCTCTGTCCCTCTCGTACTCTTCGAGCATATCAAGGCTGTCCGGTATGTAATCACTGTACATTTCCCACCTCCACAGATTTAATCACGATAACTGACCGTTTCCTTTTTCTGGTCGTCTCCAATAATGATTTCAAGAACATTTGTGTCTAAGGTAAATATTCCATAAATATCTCCGTCTGCCGTAAGTCTTACACATCCTTCTTCCAGACCAAGGTTTTCAAGTAATGCCGATAAATCCTTAAGTCCGTCAATTAACTTTCCGGCATCCGTTCTGCATAATCTAGTTGCTGGCATTTAAAAATTCCTCCATTTCCATCTGTCTGAAATCTGTAGATAAAACCATGTATCTGACAGCTTTCTCTTGCTGTTGCTTCATGTACTGCTCGTCCCGGCATTCTTCACACATGTTTCCTTCGCCGGGATCTAAACTACATCCACAGATTCTGCATTTTCTGCAAATCATAAAATCACGCTTTCCAAAAATTTAACTATGTGTTACAATAAACGCAGAAATACTTTTGTATTCCTACGGTAAATAGCACCAGTTCTCGCCAAAGAATGTTATGGTGCTATTTTTCTTTTTCACTGAGTAACCATCCTTTCATTTGATGGTAAAGCGGTATGTATCCTTCAGCGTCAACCTCAATATGAAAATCCGTTGCCACCTTTGTAATAATCATGCCGACCGCTATATCCTCGACATTCGGATTTTCCTCACCGCTTACGCATTGAGCATTTGTCACTTTGCCACCTCCTCAAATTCCCCAAGGAACTCAACATCAGCGTCAAGCTTGTCCTTCCGGCGGATCATGTAAAAGTATGCTTTCCGCTTTTCTTCCAGGCGTTTCTCAACATCCAAGATCACAACTCCAATAAGTGCAATCACCGCACCGAGTGCCATTTCAATCAGCAGAAAAACATAATACGTTCCATCCGCATCGAGCATTCCACCAAGAAACAGGATTCCAAGCCCTACCGCTATAAAAACTTTACCGATCTGCTTCATTCTTCATCTCCTTTCCACACATATCCAGTATTGAATACATGGAAAACAGGTTTAAAAACAACATTAAAGAATTGGCTTCCTTTATCTCCCAGTTTATTTCTTGATTCGAACAGCAGGCGGTTCTTTCAGTGCGTTATCTAATCCATAGTTGGCACAGATAATGCGCTTTGAAAGTTCCATGCGAATTTTAAAACCCTCTCCACCTGTACACGATATCTCAAAATAATCACAACCATTTCCAAAATCGACACCATTTAGCTTGAAAACTTTCTTTTCGGTATCAACTTCTAACGTTTTTATTTCCTGCGGTACTCCTGCAAGAATTTCTTCAAAAGTTCCCATTTCTTCTCTACCTCTCATCCAATAGATATAAAAATATTTGCTACATTTTTCATGATGCCTTGTCCTTAACCACAAGCTTAATTCCTTCCTGTCTTTCGTAAATCTCTAACAGAATGTCCATAATCTTGGCTTTCCTCTCTGGTGTAATTTCCATATCTGCTTTGTTCATAGGAATCTCCTTTCTCATTATTTAACGCTCCCACACATGGCAATCTGCTTGTCAACTTCCGACTGTTTCTTCGAGATTGCCATACCATCCGCAACACCGAGAATATAGTTGAAGTTTTCTTTGTCCAGCTGTGATACTATTTCAGCTAGTCTTGCAAGGGCTTCTTTCTGTTTTTCGCTCATTTGCTCACTTCCTTTCTTGTTTTGTACTTTGTACATTATTAATATAGCACTATGTACATATTTTTGTCAATACTATTTTTTGTACAAAGTACAATTTTTTTATTTACTTTTTTAACATGTTGTAGTATATTATTAATAGGAGGTGAGAAAATGCAGAACCGATTAAAGCAAATAAGAAAAAAATTAGGTTGCAACCAGAATGAATTTGCAGAAAAACTCGGTATATCAGTTTCCAATATATCTAGCTATGAAGCAGGAAGAAGAAATCCGTCTGATGCTGTTATAAATCTGATATGCGAAAAATTTAGCATTAATAAGGAATGGTTAGAGACCGGAAAAGGCGAAATGTTCATTCAAAAGACCGAAAATGAAAAGATAGCTGAATTTCTTGCAGATGTACTGAAAGCCGGAGAAGACGATCAGATGTACAGATTCATAGCCGCTATTTCAGAACTGGATGAAAACGACTGGAACGCAATCCGGAAGCTGGCAGAAAAGCTTGTGAAGAAGTAAAAAGAAAGACAAGGGCAATGCGCAAACCCTTGTCTTTTTCTTTTATCTTAAAAACCTCTTTATAAATGCATATATGGTTCGGAGATCATCCTCGTCCATGCACTTCTCTATTAATTCTATTATTTTCTCTTTAAGCTCTCCCATATCCAATACCACCTTTCTATTTGATACATAAAGTATACGAACGTATGTTCGAAAAGTCAATAACGCATCCATTTGTTTTTATCCTAAACTTTCATTTTGCAAAAAAATGTCATAAAATAATGACAAAAATGTATTGTTTTATAATCATTTTGCTTTATAATGATGATATCAAAAGAAAGGAAAGGTATAAACGTATGGAACAAAACACAAAATTCTGTAAGCATTGTGGAGAGAAGATTGATATTGATTGTGTAGTATGCCCTAAGTGTGGAAAGCAAGTTGAGGATATTAAGAATTCAACCCCTGAAAGTATAATTATCAATAATAGTGCTAATTCTTCTTCTAGTTCTGCAGCTCCTGTTTATTCGAAAGCACCAAAAGCAAAAAACAAGTGGGTTTCGTTCTTTTTGTGCTTGTTTTTAGGATGGTTTGGAGTTCATAAATTCTATGAAGGGAAAATTTTATTTGGAATTTTATATTTATTAACTTTTGGTTTATTTGGTGTCGGAGTTGTAATTGACCTTATATTAATTATATTGAAGCCAAATCCATATTATGTATAAAAATTATGCCCCTCTATTAATATGAGGGGTTTTTTAAGGGAGTTAAAAATGAACATAGCAATTTATCCAAGGAAATCAAAAAAAGATGATAATTCAGAATCAATGGAACAGCAAATAGACGATTGTAAAAAGTACATTAATAAAACTTACCCTAATGCAAATATAATCGTTTATTCTGGCGATTATGCGATCACAGGGCATAGCACGGCAAAAAGAAAGGACTTCCAGCGCATGATGGATGATGTCAGAGCCGGAAGAATCAATGCAGTTGTTATTATGAGATACGATCGTATAGCAAGAAATATGAGAGATTTCTGTAACCTCTATCACGACATGGAAAGCGCAGGATGCAACTTGATATCAGTAAGTCAGCAGATCGATACTTCCACGCCATACGGAAAGAACTTCATGTACCAGATGGCAAACATGGCAGAATTAGAATGGGCGGTTATATCTGAGCGATACAAAGACACCGCAGCTTATAAAATCCGTGAAGGGAAAGCTTACACTGGCAGAGTGCCTATAGGATTCAAAATAGAGAAAATAGATGGTGTAAAGAAAGTTGTACATGATAATGAGGAACAGACAAGGGCTATATTTGATTATTTATTAGCAACCAAAAGCAAGCGAGGTACTGTTTTATGGGTACGTGAAAATTTAATTCCAGACTTCACACGTCACAAATTAGACACAATGATCAAGTCAGATTTATATATTGGGAAAGTAAGGGAAAATGAAAATTTCTGCGAACCTTATTTTACCAAAGAAAAAATGGAAGAAATAAGAAGTGTCAATCAGATAAAATACGCTCCGTCCGGTCATATATATTTATTCAGCGGATTATTCCGCTGTCCTATATGTGGCAGGAAAATGGCAAGTTTTTACAGCATAGACAGGAAGACCAAAAAGCACCGGCAATATCAAAGATGCTGGTTTGGTGGAAATGAGAAATTGCACAAAACAAAATTAGTGTCAGAAGCAAAAACAGAAAAATATCTTCTTGAAAATCTTGATGCAGCATTAAAAAATCTTGAATTTGATGTAAAAAAAGAAGCAGGTAAACCAAAGCGCAATTTGAATAAGAAACTTAATGATGCAATAGGGGAGCGTGACAGACTTAATTACCTTTTTGAAAAAGGAAGAATTGATATCCCAGAATACGAAAAGAAATACAGTGTCTTATCAGAAAAAATAAATTCCATAACTGAGGAGTTGTCAAACAACAAAGTTGTAAGGATTGAGGAATTTAAGAAGCAGATCCCAGAAGACTGGAAAGAACTTTACGAACAACTAGATCAAAAAGGAAAACAAGAATTTTGGCATAGAATAATAAAAGAAATTTATTTGAATGAAGCCTTTGAAATTACTGGCTTTATATTTTATATCTAGGACTTGTACTAAATAACTATTTCCTAGCGGTTAACATTAATTAGTACAAGTCTATTAAAAATGGCGATTAGAAATTCTAACCGCCATTTATTTTACGCTTTTACAATCGCAGCGTCAAATCCTGCCGATTTCAATTTTTCCTGCAAGGAAATAGCATTTGCTTTGTTGCGATACGCTCCGACCTGTACACGATAAATAGAATCTTTATCACCTACGCTTGTCTCTGATCCAGAAGTTGCAGCATCGTCATCAGATGTGTTATTGGATGGTTCAATGTACTGCTGTCCGGTAATTCCGTAAACAATTGCACTTGCCATGCTCTTAAAGTCATACAGTGCTACATCGTCTTTATCATCCACGAAGCAACATTCAATCAGCATCGCAGGTGCTTTTGTGTGATTGAGCACGTAAAGCTTTTTGTTAATCTTCACACCACGATTTTTAAATCCAAGTGCTGCAATTGCTTTCACAATTTTCTCTGCAAATGGTTTTGCTTTGCTATTATCACTATAAATATATGCTTCTACACCTGTTGTCCGTCCGTTTCCAGACATATCCTTCGCACCTGCATTGAAGTGAATGGACACATCAAGATCTGCCGCATGAGCATTGCATTTTCCTACGATGTTGCAAAGCACATTGTTTGCGCTTGTCCCGTTCTCTACAGTGCAGTCATACACTGTATGTCCGAGGCCTTTCAACTGTCTGATAACCTCATTTTTTACATTTCTTGCTTCTGTGGATTCACGGATGATTCCGATAGCTCCACATGCTACTTTTCCGTCCGGGTTGTGTCCTGCATGTACGTTAATAACCATTCTTTTATTCCTCCTTCTTTTCAATATACTGCTTAAATAACTGGTGCAGTCCTGTGCTTGCCAGACCGCTGAATAATCCACTTAATAAAATAGGTGCTGTAACTGTCCATCTGTTAATCCAAATGGCTAAAAGCACACCTAATACCGCACAAATGGTAGGGATGTATTTATTATCAACATCCTTGATCCACTTCTTTACGACATAGCCTACACAAAGGCAAATGCCTACGATCACAGGCACCATAAATTCTGTTAAAAATCCCAAATCTGTCATGTTTAAATCCTCTCTTTCTGCTTCAAATGAAGCTCTTCAATTTCGTGTTTCATCTTTGTGACCATTCCATTGCCGCCCAACGCATGATAGGCATTGTACATTTCCATAAAATTCTGGTAGGCATAGGATGGAATTTCTTTGAGAGCCATGTATTTATCATGGTACTCAATCAGTTGTACTCGAAGCAAAAGCATCGTTCCTCTGCTATTCGCATCTCTGTCTGACTTCTGGTTTTTCAAAAGCCACACTATGTATCCCATAAATGCTGTCAGAACGATAGGCAAAGCAATCGTGTACGTTTCTTTTAACATCTCCATTGGACCATCTTCCTTTCTTTTGTATAATTCAATTATAATATTTCAGAATAATTTTTTTGTTCCATTTTACTTCGCATAACCAGAGTTAAAATGCTGCAAAAATAGCATAAGAACTAGTGGTGTATGTGCCATTCTCAATTTTAATTGTTTGTCCTGTTTTTAATGGTACAGTTTTATCTACAATCACTAAACCAGCATTATCACCATTATTAGCGTAAGGATTAAAAACGGGTACATTATTAATATATATTTTTGTATTTTGACCACTTCCGTGTGCATATGCAGCCACGTTTACAAAGCAATCTTTTGTTGCTACATAAGTTACTGTTGCACCAGCGGCGATGGTTGTAGCATTTTTTAAAACAGTTCCAACATCAATAAATGTATTACCCTGATTGCATTTCCAGCCATACCATGTTCCGATATCAATATCGTAAGTGTTTGACCAAACACGTCCGGAAACAGGATATTGCTCATGTAATTCCACAGTCACTAAATCATATGTATTAGCAGATTCAGAACACCATCTCACTACCCGATAACCGTAAAAAGGACCGGCTGTATATGGGCTGTTAGTAAATGCTGTGGCAGGATTATCCGAACCAAAATAATGTATTTTATTAATATCACTATTGCGATCGGATAAGTTTACATATAAAAAATTTGTAATCTGATTTCTTCCCGGAATGCTCTCACAGAACATTGGATCAGAAATGGTTTCATCAATAGCACTTACTGAACTAGCACCTCCTGTTCCACTTGCAAAGTATTTATATAAAGTACTGTTTTCTGCTGATGAGGTACGTTGTTGGACAAAGCCCCAAACGGTTCTTCCTTGGGCTAATGTAAGCAAATCCGTGGACAAAGTACCAGAAAACCAATCTGCATTTGATGCAACTACATCAAATTCGACTGTATATGCAGGAGATAACTGCCCTAGTAAATAATTTTTATTTATATAATCGCAGACAGCTTTCGCGTCAGCAGTAACATTTGGCAGTGCTAATTTGATATACGTTTTTTTTGAATTATTTATGTTGGTTAAACTCTGGGATACATCCGCGAACCCCGCCTCAATTCTATCTTCCAGATCATTCATGTTTGCAGCATT